ACGCCGTCGTTATACTCGAAAAGAAATTCCGATTTGCCGCATACGGTTAAAAACGAAGTAAGCATTTTAAAATTATCGTAGCCGCTCGACCCGTCGGCGTTGAAATATAATTTTAATACTATGGGATCGAACGACGGCTTGACATTCGTCATATATTTTCCGTCGTTCGTGTCGTTATATGATATATCGTTATTTATTCCAAGCCCCTGCGGGTCGGCGGCGAGGACATAAAAATCGTTTAAATTGAAAGTTAGTTCTCTTGACGGTGTGTGCAGATAAAATTTTCTCATATTACATAGCCTCCGCCAATTTGGTATTTATTTTTAAGATAAGATCGTCCACGTCGACGTCGGACGCATAGTTTTGAATAGTGACGGTCACGTTTTGCGTTTTTTCGTTCGTGGAATAATCGTAATTATATATATCGCCCGAAACATTTTGAGCGGTGACACTGTCGTAAGCGCTACCGCTTGAAATTGCCGGCGTTTCGCTGTTTGTTTCGTTTACCACCGCCGAAACGTCGTCGAGGTTGTCGACCTCCGACGTATCGAGCCGCAGTTTTACTTCGGCGACGTGATCGATATTAACGCCGAGCCAACCGAGCGTAGAATTAACGCCGTCGATGAGGGCGTTTAAAATTCCGATAACGAAATTGATAGCGTCTTCGACCCACCCGATAACAAGGTTTACTATAAACATAACCGCCTTCATGACGCCCGAAACGATAGTCCCGAAAAGCTTAAATAATGGCGACAGCCAATTTAAAAGCGTGCCTATAAGCTGTAACGGGATCGCGAGCGCGTCAAGGCAGCCGAGCAGGGGTTCGAGCGCTGTTTCAAGCAGGGGTGAAAGAATATCAAAAATTATTTCGATAATATCAAAAAGCGGCTGAAGGGCGTCGGTCAATACCGTTATAGCTTTGCCGAGTTGTTCGCCGACGAGCGTAATTATCGGCTCTAATTTTTCAATGAGCTTTTGAAAAACGCCCATTATTATTTCTAAAATCGGCTGAAGGGCGTCGGTCAAGCTTGAAACGAGGTTATTTATACTTTCGCGGAATTGCTCGCATTTTGTATATAAAATAATCAAAATGGCGGCAATTACGCCGATAATTAAAATAATCGGGTGAGCTTCGAGCGCAGACATAGCGGCGCCGAGCTGCGGCAATACTTTTATAACGCTACCGACGGCCGAAACGACTTTCCCTATACCGAGGGCGAGCGGGGCAAGGGCCGCCGCCACCGCCAACGCTTTAAGGGCAAATTCTTGCTGATCGACCGAAAGGGAGCTAAACCATTCCGAAAGTTTTTCGAGTTTTGGGACAATATGCTCGCTTATATAATCGGCGATTCTTTGCATAATCGGCAAAAGCGAGGCGCCGAGCTGTGCGGCAATGTTTGCAAACTGTGTTTTCAGTTTGTTTAAAACGTTATCGAATTGCGACAGCGCGGCGACCTGTTCGTTTGTAAGCCCGCCGAGCTGTTCGTATTCGTCGCAATAGCCCTGAATTGCGTCCGTCCCCGCCTTTATCATGGGTATCAAATTATTTGCTAATTTATCGCCGAAAATATCATTAGCAAGCGCGACCATTTCCGTCTCGTTTCCCATATCCGACAAAGCGGCGATAATAGCATAGAATTGATCTTCACTTCCGTTAAAGGAATCAAAGTCGAGTTTTAATTGTTTTAATGCCGTGGAAGCCGCAGACGTCGCACCGGTTGCAATATCCGCGACGCCCGACCGCACTTTAACCATTCCTTTATAAAGGTTTTCGGCGGAAACGTCGGTCTGCAACGCTATATAATCAAACTTTTGAATAGCCTCGGCGGTGACGCCATACTGTGTGGCGAGCGTGGCAACTTCGTCGGCATTTTTAACCGCCTGCAAGCCGAGCGCCCCAAGCCCCGCAATAGCACCCGCCGCCGCAGCCGAAACGACTTTTAACGACGAGCCGACCTTTTGCGCGGCGTCACCGACGGAGGTTATTTCTTTTGAAAGTTTTTCGAGTTTAACGTTGTTTAATTCGTTAAGGGTTTGTTTGAATTGCGCCGCCTGCGATTCCGCGACGGCAAGATCCTTTTCGAGCTTCCTATATTCCGCCGTGTCGATATTTCCCGCTTTTTCAAGCTCTTTAAGGCGGGCGCGGGTAATTTCGGCGCGTTCTGCGGTCAGATCGAGCGCTTCTTGCGCGACCTGTTGCGCCCGCTTTAATTTTTCCTCGTTATATTCGAGTTTTAACGATTTTTGAAGGGCGGAAAGTTCGGTTTGCGCGGTTTTCGCTTCGTTCTTTAATTCTTTTACCGCCGAATTAAATTTTGACGGGTCGGCGCTGATTTCCACCGTTAAGCCGCGCACTTTCGACATATTATAAACCTCTCTTTAAGAATTTGGCCGCCTCCTCCTGCGATATATCAATAACGCGGGGCTGCTGCTTACTTCCGCTTTTCATTTTTGCGGCGTTCTTTAACTGTTGTCTTATGTTTTGAATATCAAGCGAATAAATTAAAACCTGCAAATCGTTGAAATGCAGGCGTTTAATCACGCCGTCTTGAATTCCGTATTCGGCGCATTTTGAAAAAATAGTGACGATTCTCGGCACGGGCAGGCGCGGCGGGGCGCTTCCCGCCGCCCTTTCAAGCTTTTTATAAAGCTCGATCAAGGTTTGCCCGTGCGCTTCGAGTTTTTTAAGTCGGTGGCGCTTCCGTTTAAAGCGACATTGAAAACGAGCGTCATTTTTTCCGTTAATTCATTAACGTAGTCGACTTCGGCTATATTGAAAAGCTGACAAAACGATTTAAAATCGGGGAGTTTGTCGCTTTCTATAAAGCAGTAAAGCGCCTTTAAAGCCGACAAAACTTTTGCCTTTGTGACTTTCTTTTCTTCGCCCAAAATGCGCTCACAATACGCAAATAGCGTTTCTTTCGCGGCGTTCGCGGGGAAGTTTTCTTCCCATCTCTGCTCGGCGTAAACCGACGTATCAATGATAACGTCGATTTTGCCCTCGGTTTTTACGGCGCATTTGTTGATCTCGTCAAATTCGACGGTCAGCGTCGGAATTATTGTTTTCATAACTTACCCCTTTTTTTGTTTTTTAGTTTAAGACGCGAGCTTTACAACGGGAACGGAATTTCCGAAGGTGTTGTAGCCCGTGTCGTTCGGGCCTACCGTCACCGAATATGCGATGATAACGTTTCCCGCCGAATCGGTCGCGTCCGCAGTTCCCGCCGCATTCTTGACTTTCGTGCCTTTGATCGTAAGCGGTATATCGTAGGAAGTTTCGTTGACGTTGTCGGTGTTCTGATCATAGCTTTCGGTCGGCGCTTTGGACGTAACGCCGAAAAGCCACGTTTTTAAGACGGGGGTCGTGCCATCGTCGGCGGCGCCGCAGGTCTCAAAATATATGGCGTGTTCGGTGACGAGCCTCTGTTTTATATCGGCATAGCCCGCCGAGACCGCCATTTTGCGCCCCATCGCCACTTCGTAAGAATCGGGGATATTATTGACGGTCAAAGTTCCTTTTTTGCCTCTGTCGTTCGGGAGCGTTACGATAACGAGGCCATCGCCGTAAATATTTTTTTCATCGGCGTCGCGCTCCAACGAGATTTTTTTCGACGTGCCGAAAGAAACGGGGTTTGCGTATGACCCGTTACTTAAAACGGCGTATTTCGCGTTTTGAATATTAAAACGCACAAGAGTATTAGGCATTATTTTTCCTCCAATTTTTGAAAAATTTTATATCGTTACCGCCGCCGAAACGACGATTATGTAATGATTGTTTGAATCAAGCACCACCGTCGGGACGGCGTCGCCAAATTCGGCGTAACCTTCGTCGTCGGGGGTGAGTGTTACGGAATAAATGACGTCGCTCGTTTCTATGTTATCAAAAAGCGGTATGCCTTTTATAATAAGTGGTATATCGAAGGACGATTCATTTACGGTGTCGGTGTTCTGATCATAGCTTTCGTTTGGCTCGGCGCTTCTTACGCCGAAAAGCCACGTTTTGGCAACGGGTTGAGATCCGTCCGCCGCCGCCCCGCACGTTTCAAAATAAAGCGCGTGTTCTACGGCTGCGTTTTGCCTTATTTTTGCATTTCCGACCGATAAAGCAAGTCGGCGACCCATCGCTATTTCGTAAGCGTCGGAAATGTTGTTCAGGGTCAAGGCCCCTTTCTTTGCGCGACCGTAGGGAATTACTTTTATAATAGCGCCGTCACCGTAAATATTTTTTTCGTCGGCGTCGCGTTCAAGAGTTAATTTCCTTGACGTACCGAAAGAAACGGGGGCGTCGTATTGATCGCCGTTTTTAACGGCGAATTTTGCGTTTTGTATGTTGAAACGAATTAAAACCGGTGTGTCAGACATTTTTACCCTTCCTTTTCAAACTCGCTTTTAATGGCGTCGAATATTTCGCTTTCTGCCCCGTCGAATGCGCCCGTAAAAAAACCTTTGTGCGGTGATTTTGCGCCGTATTCAAGAACGTTGACAAGCGGGACGTTCGTGCGGGCTTCGCCCACCGTTTTGACCCTTTTCATTCCGCTGTCGTTCTCTTTGCGGTGGAGAGAGCCCCTCGCCGTCGCCGTGTTACCGACGTAACGCCGGTCGGGGATCTCGTCTTTTATCACCCAAGATTCTGCGAGTTTTCCCGTTTTGCGGGGTGTTTGCGGTTTTAGAATATCGACGAATTTTTCGGCGCCCTTTTGAACGGCTTTTTGCCTTACCTCGAAGGACTGACGAGCGAAGTCGTTAAAAATCGAAACGAGTTCGTCGGAAAAATCGTCAAGGGTGACCTTTTTTTCGCTTGCGTAATTTCTTTCGTTCGCCATATCCGCCGCCCTCGCTATTTCGCTTTATTGTGAAAGTTTAAAAATAATAAACTCGACATTTATTCCGACGTAACCGCTACCGTCGTCGGGAATATCCATTTTGTCATTAGCGACCTGATAGCGCGGGTCGGCTAAAAATTTAGCCTTGACCGCGTCCATTCGGTCGCTTGCGGTTTGTGAATTTGCCGTGTTTTTATCATTTTTGAAATAATAACTTACGTTAATATAGTAGCGGTCGAAAAGCGGCTTTCCGTCGCCCCAAGTGGGGCGGGCGGGTGAAAACCTATAAACGACATAGGCGTCGTCGATCTGTGCCGCTTCACCGCCGACGGTGGCGACGGCGGTGCGACGTAAGTGGAAAGATAAAACACCGTCGGGCAAAAGCACTTCGTCAAGTTTCGTTTGTACGTCGGAAAGTAGGCTCATTTATCGCACCTCCCGCTTTTTAACGGCAAACTCGATCATTTGATTTTCGTTTAAGTAGTTATCCGCCGCCGACGCTAAAATAAAAGCGTGGGCGTCGTCCACTATTCCGCGAAGGTAAACGATAACGGGCTTATCGCCGATTAGCGCGTCGTAAACCGCTTTGACGTATTTCATACGAACGCGGGCGGGGCGCAAAACGCCTTCGGCTTGCTGCTGAATTGCGACCGAGCCGTAAGCGTTGAGCCATTCAACGTAAAAGCAACTCGTTTCAATATCCTTTCCGTCTTCGTCCTCGCCGATCTTGACTTTTATGATTTCATAATCGGTCGTCACGCCTTGCCCCGAAACGTAATTCGTCTTTTGAACGCCGAATTTAACGAGGGTGCGGGCTTGGTTTACGGTCTGCATATCAAGCCCCCTCGGTGGTTTCCGTTTCGGGCGTTTCCGCCTGTGCGGGCGTTATTTCGGACGGT